GTAGAAAAGGGATCTCTTATTACTTTTAGAAATTCTTCTTCTACAACAGATAATGTAAAAAAACATTTTAACAACTTGAAAAATTAAATGACACCAGTAGATAAAAATAAAAAAGATAATTTAGCTAGAGGAATTCTTACATACAAAGATTTCAAAAGATTATTAGATATACAGAATTTACAAGGCACTCAAGCATTCTCTCAGAACACTCAAGGAACATTTGATGAAGGAATGTTTAAAAATATGGCAATAGATTTACAAGATTTATCAGCTGATGAATTTTATAATAAGTATAAAATGACAAAAGCAGAAGCAATGCGTAAATATGGTAAAAGTGAATCTGTTATTGATATACCACAAAAAACTTATGCTAAAGCAATTTTTGATAATGCTGATACAGAAGAGCCGAAATTAAAAGATTCAGTAAGAAAAATTATATTAGACCAAATAGAAGAATTTAAAAAGAAAGCACCAGTTATAAAATTTAGTTTAATTGGTTCAATACTTACTAAACAATATAGAGATGATGCTGACATAGATGTAAATGTATTATTTGATGTTCCTGAAAGTCAAAGAGACGAAAAAAGATTGGAAATTGCTAAATCATTAAAAGATATAAATGGAAAAACTGTTCCAGGAACTAATCATCCTATTAATTATTTTGTTTTAACAGATCCAAAATTAAAAGAAAGAAATGATAATTTAAGTGATGGTATTTTTGATATTGAAAAGAATAAATTTATTAAAAAACCAATACCATTTAAATTTAATCCTGAAAAATACGCAAAAGATTTTGAAGAAAAAGTAAAAAGATTAGATGTTGTCAAAGGTGAATTAGAAAGAGATATAGTTGACTATCAAGACTTAAAACGTTTAGATCCAGATAATGTTGAGAATTTAAAAAGCATTGTTTCAAAAAAGATTGGTGAAATTATGTCAGGCATTAAAACATTAGTAGATGCTGGCGACCAAACTTTAAAAGATCGTAAAGAAGTCTTTGATGCTGATTTAACACCAGATGAAATACGTGAATATGGTAAGAAGAATGCTTTACCTAAAAACGTTATTTACAAAATGCTAGAGAAGTACCATTATTTAACGTTTTATAAAAAATTAAAAGAAATAATAAAAGATGGAGAAGTTTCTGACGCAGAAATAGCTTCAATAAAAGAATCAAACGATCCTTATGATTCTAAATTTGATTTTGGATTAGATGATTATGAGATGGATTCAATTATTCGTAAGTATGATAATGAAGATCCACTTGAAGATGACGATTATTTGGATATTTACGATGATGATGAATTAGATGTAGTTGACGATGAAAATACTACTTATGATATTCCTACAATTAAAGAAGTTCTTACAAGACCAGAACGTATTAAATCACGTATTCGTTTTGCAAGAACAAAAGGAAAAAGAAATGCTAAATTACGTCTTGCTTTGAAAAGAGCATCAACAATGGACGTAGTAAATAAAAGAGCAAGAAGACTTGCGATTAATAAAATTAAAAAATTATTATTTAAAAAATCACCAGCAAATATGTCAGTTGCTGAAAGAGAACGAGCAGAAAAACGTATAGCAGCATTACCAAAATCTTATATTGATAATTTTGCTATGAAACTTGTACCAGTTGTTCGTAAAATTGAAAGAACAAGATTAACAAAATGAAAAAATATAAAGAATTAAAAGAAGAAATTATAGACCATATTTGCGAAAATATGAAATATGATGATTTGATACAAGAAGAATCTGAATATCAAGGAAGAAAAGTGACATTAAATAAACCATTTCGAACACCATCTGGACCAAAGAAATTTGCTGTTTATGTAAAAAATGATAAGGGCAATGTAATTATAGTAAGATTTGGCGATCCTAACATGGAAATTAAAAGAGACGATCCTGAAAGAAGAAAATCTTTTAGAGCAAGACATAATTGCGATACTGCAAAAGATCGAACTACAGCAAGATATTGGTCTTGTTATCAATGGTCTGCGTCAAGAAAAGTAGAGGGATAATTTATGTCTAGTAAACACATCATAGCACATACAGAAACTGAAATAGTTTTTAAATGTTATATTACTGAGTCGAATGGTGGAACTATTGATTTAAGCGTGCAAAATGATATGACAAAATCAACACAGTTATATGTAGCACCAACATCAATACCAGATGAATCTAGTGGTGTTTTTGTTCAACATACTGGATCAAGAGTACAAATTACTGAACTTTGGTGGGGATGTAAACATAATAAACATTTAGATATTGCCAGAATAATAGATCCAGCTGTTCCTACTTTACATAATCATTATTATTTGGTTAATGCTGGACATTACGACTATACTGGATTTTCAGATAGAATTTATGCAAATAAAGATATTAGAATAACTTCAGATGGTCCAGCACATTTAATTATTAAATTGAGAAAAGAAGGATGGGCAAGTAAAATTGAAACTGCTCAATTTAGTATATATGATGATATTAATGCAGTAGGTAGTTAATAGTCAAGTAATTTGACTTATAATCTAACCTAAATAGAATTTGAAGGCACATAATATAATATAATAACAATAAGGATATAAAATGAGTGAAAATAAACAAGATAATATAGTGAAAGTGCAAGAAACTACAGTTGAAACTCCTAAAGTTGAAGCACAACCAGCAGCAGCACCAAAAGTAGAAGTGCAAGCTGAGGTAAAAGCTGAAGTTAAGGTTGAAACTAAAACAGCTGAGGTTAAACAAGAAGCACCTAAAAATAGATTAATAGATGGTGCTGTATCTGCATTAGATAAAAACTTAGATTTTAGAATATAAATGGAAGAAAATTTTAAGAAAAAAATATTAAAAAAACTATCAACTCCTGTATCAGATTATTTAAAAAAGAAAAAACTTTTAAATAATCAAAACGATCCAGGAGAATATGATAGTGAAGGATCTATGGCGAAAAGCCAGTTGATTTCCATAATGAATAATGCTAAAGAAATTAAAGAACTACTTTCTGATAATGATAATCTTCCTGAGTGGGTACAAAGTAAAATTACTAAAGCAGAAGATTATATATCAACTTGTAAAGATTATTTAAAGTCAGAAAAAACAGAAAAATCTGAAAGTGTAAAAGAAAGCTTTTCTGATTTTATTAAAAAGAATTGATTAACTATATTATAGCTATAATAACATAATAATTCTTCTAGAGGAATTATTTAAACTAAAGGAAATACAAAATGGCACTATTTGGAAACAAAGATACAAAAGCTATTACAGGAACTGTAGATGTGACAAACGGATCAGCTACATTAACTGGAACAGGAACTTCTTTCACTACTGAGTTAAAAACAGGAAACACTGTGGTAATAGCATCTGTAGAATATAGAGTCGTAAGTATTACTTCAAACACAGTAGCAACTTTACATACAACTTATGCAGGAACAACTGCATCAGGATTAACTATAACTGCAAATGAACAACCAGCATATATTGCTGCGAGTGATCTTGCAAATGTTTATGGTGTTGACACAACAGAAGCTACTATTGCTGCAAACAGAGCAAAAGGTTTGACGACTCCAGGATGGGTAAAATACACAACCTATACTGATGCGCAAAGTAATACTCGTCATAAAGCTGAAACATTAGTTGCAATGAGTTCAATCACTGGTGATGCTAGTGATGATTCAGTTGTAGCTGACGCATAATAAATAAAAATAAATCCTAGAGTTGGGATAGGTAGATAAAAATACCTATCCCCTCTATAACATAGAATAGGAAAATACAATGGCTGATCAAAAAATATCAGATTTAACTGCTGCAACCAGTGCTGCTGGTGCAGATCTATTTACACTCGTACAGGGTGGTTCAAATAAAAAAATAACAATAACAAACTTCTTAGCAAACTTGAATTCTGCTGTAATAGTAAATTCAAATGGTGCTGACCAAGATACTCGTATCTCTGGAGATAACGATAACAATCTATTTTTCACAGATGCTTCTGCTGATAAAGTAGGTATCGGTACTTCTACACCAGCTGAGAAACTTGATGTTGCTGGAAATTTAACAATATCAAATGGATTTCTAAGTTTTTCACAAACACCTCAAGCTGCAACAGGTAATGCTGCTGCAAGTTTATCAACAGCAATAACTAATTTTACTTTATCTTCTGGAAGCGATTCTTTATCTCTTGCAGCAGGTACAACAGGACAAGTTAAAATAATAAATGTAATAGCAGGTGCTGGTTCAGTATCAATTAACGTTGCAACTCGAGTAGGGTTCACAACAGTTAATAGTAGCACAGTTGGTGCTTCAATAACATTATTAGCATTAGCTAGTGGATGGATTATTCTAGCATTAAATGAAGTAGCTAATGCAACTAAACGAAAAGAAGAAACTTCAACCAAAGATGATGACAGAGCAAAAACTGGCGGAAAATAATTTCCTAAGTTATGCTATTAAATATTATGATAATCCTACTATTGGGAATTTATCAGAATTTGAAGATGATTTAAAAAGATTTATTCATCTTTCTAAACTGTTAAAAAGATATAAACTTTCTTTAAATGTAGATGATTTAAAAGAAAGACTTATATTAAATCATATAATTATTATCTATAATCTTTGGGGACAATCTGCAACTAAAATGTTGTTTTTTAAGATAGGTGAAGAAAACTGGGATGTATTAATTCCTTTTCTTACCTATCTTGGAAGACTGCCTGAGTTTATTCCAGATACAGCAGTTCGTACAACAAGCTTGTCGATTGATGAAAACGTACAAAAGAAATTAAGAGAAATATAATGGCAAATCTAGTAGTAGATAATCTTATCGCTTTAAGAATTTTATATTTGCTTGTCACACCTTTCGTAAAGACAAAAGCATATGAATATGGAATTATTGATGATAAAGGTAATTATCTTAAAAAATATTCAGAATTAAAAACTTCAGCAGAACGTGAATCATTTTCGTATTTGCATCGATTAGTTTTTAAATTAAAAATGTTATTAGCAAAACTTCCTGGAGGAGATAATCGTCTTAAATCTCTAGTTGCAGCATTATATTTAATCAAAGAATTTTATATTAAGAAAGAATCATTATATCTAGTTGAATCAAGATATAATGAATTGTTATCATCTAATGAGTCAATGAATTTAGATGAACAAGAAGTAAAAGAATTTTTAAGAGATTTATATTTAACAGAAGAAATACAAGAAGATATAGCAAATGTCACAGGTGCTGGTGTGAGTACAGACCAACCTGTAGTTTCAAAAAAAGCTGCAAGACGTTATGCTATGTTTAATGTTAAAGATTCTATATATGATAAATTTAAAAATGGTAAAACTAAATGGACTCGTTGGTCTGAATATTTAAATTTAGAAGATGAAGGAGAAAGTTTAATTTATAATTTTGCTCGTAAAAATCCTAAAGGAATTATAGTTTTAAAAAATGGTGATAAAATGAAAGCAATTCGTTTTAATCGCTATGGTGGTGGATCTTGGTCTTCAATTAAAAGAAATAAAGAATCTAAAGAACAAGAAATAGCAAATATAGTAGCAACAGAATTAAATTAATTTATGTTTGAATTTTTAAGTATAAAATCATTAAGTAGTTTTTTCACATTATCAACATTATTCACAATAATACCTGATTTTGTGTTTCATGCAATATTTCTTACAGGTTTAGTAGGATTCATAATTACATCTATTCCTTTTATACCAATCCCACTTAAATTTTTTTATCGTATAATGTTTTTAATTGTATTAATAGCAGGAACATGGTTAGAAGGATTAAATTATGCGAACAGTTCTTCTGCAACTAAAAAAATATTAAAAGAAAATAAAGATAAAATAAAAACATACGAAAAACAAATAAAAGATTTGTCTGAAGCTTCAGATAAAAATTTAGAAAGAATAGTTAAAAAAATAAATGAAAGAGGTGAAAATGTCCATGCAAAAGTATCAAAGATTATCCCTGACAATCTTAATAGGCAGTGTGCTCTTCCTTATGATGTCAAATTGCTCCATAATGAAGCCATCACAGGTATCCCCGAAATACCCAATGCCACCAGAGGTGTTGATGGAAAGTCCAAAACAAATGAAAACGATAAAGTAGAATTAAAAACGTTATTAGAAACAACTGTTGATAATTATACAGAATGTAATATAATACGTGAGAAATTAATTGCTTTACAAAATTGGGTAAAAGAAGCAGAAAGATTACAAAAAAATGTCAGATAACTATGAAAATGGTAATGGTAATGGAAACACTAAGTCACGTTTCGTTAAATTAACATCTGATATTGAATTACTTAAAACATTATTAAATAAACTTGATAGAAATGTAGATAAATTAGCAGATGCTTCACTAGAAGTAAGTAAATTAATTTCTCAACACGAAGTAAGATTAGAAAATAATGAACAAAAAAGTGAACATTTAAATAGCGAAATACACGATTTAAATATGCGTATAATGGATGTGCATAAAGAAATTAAAGAAGTAAGCCATCATTTATCGAATACAAGCTCGAATAATATTGAGAAATTAGCAAATAAAGTACAGAATATTGAACGTTGGAAATGGTATGCTGGTGGTGCTATTTTAGCTATTGCAATGGGTATGGAATATAAGAGTATATCCCAAATATTATTAAAAATATTTAATTAAGGTACTTTACATACAAGTTAAAATATAGTATAATATACGTTATTATGTTGTTTATTGACATTAAATACGTTGATTTAGTATCTCCAAAATTAAGAAATTTTAAAAAGAAAAACACTTATCTTTGGAACTTTAGTTGTCCAATATGTAAAGATTCTAAACGTAATGTATTAAAAGCAAGAGGGTTTATTTACAAGATTAAGAATAATTTAAACTTCAAATGCCATAATTGCAGTGCTAGTATGGGGTTGAGTAATTTTTTAAAATTTATTGATCCTAAATTAGAAAGTGAATATAATGTTGAAAAATATAAAAGTAATTCTAAAGTTGGAGTCTCTAAAGAGCCGATTAAAGACTTCTTTGACCAATTTAAACCAGAAAATGAGAAACAAACTATTTCTGTTCTTCCTAATGCTGAGTGTGTCACCACTCTACAAATTGAACATCCTGTTCGTAAGTACTTATCAAAACGTAAAATACCAACTGAATACCTTGCATCTTTATATTGGGTTAATACATTTAAAAAATGGGTTAATGAAAATATTGCACCAAAATTTGCTTCGATTGAAGAAGATCATCCAAGGTTAATAATACCATTTTACGATAAGAAAAAGAATTTACTTGCAATACAAGGACGTACTTTAGGAAAAGAATTACCAAAGTATTATACAATTAAGACAAACGAAAAGAACGAAAAGATATTTGGTTTAGATAAGTTAGATGAGAATAAGACTATATATGCTGTTGAAGGACCGATTGATAGCATGTTCTTACCTAATGCTGTTGCTGTTGCAGGTACTTCTTTTGAAAGTAAAAGACTTTTAAAAAATAAAGAACGTGTAATAGTAATAATAGATAATGAACCAAGAAATGTTGAAATTTGTAAATCTATATATAAGTGTATAAACTTAGGATATGGAGTTTGTTTGCTTCCTTCAAATATATCTGGTAAAGATATAAATGAAATAGTTTTAAAACAACCTAAAATAAATATAGTAAATTTAATTAATGAAAATACGTATCGTGGACTAGAAGCAGAACTTGCTTTTAATAAATGGGTACGTTGTAAAATATAGAGGAAATATGAGCGACGATAATAATACAATTGATATAACAAAAATACAAGAACATCAAAAACGCATAGAACACGAACAAAATGTTCTTCTTCAACCTCTTTGGAGATCTGTTATGAATATTAAGACACCAAGACAAGCTATATCTTGTGCTTCAGCAATGATTGTTGCTGGTAAAGATTTGTTAGTCTTAGAGTTAGGAGCAGATGTCGCTAAAAATTTTATTGACAATTTAAATTATAATACTCTTGATCTAGTGACGAGCAAACAAATAGAAATTCAGAATGAACTAGATAAGATAGCAAAAGAAGCTATTTCACCTACAGTAGTGAAAGCTGATTTTACAAAGAAAAAAGAAAAGGAAAAAGAAAATGACAAACAGTAAATTTGATAGAACGATGGCAATATATTCTGCTAATCAAGAAATCGAAAAGAAAGAAAAAGCTTTACTGAGAGCAAGAAAAGAAGTTGAAATAAATGCGAATGGAACTTCTGGATATTCTATTAAAGAAGGAAAGAATGCTGGTAAAGTAGTAGGTCATCTTAAAAAAGAAAAAAATATTATTGAATAGTTAAATGTTGAATTGGTTATTCTATACTATCCCACCAAACAGAAGAATACATTATGGAATTTGTTTATGGTTATGTTTATGGATTATACCTGAATATTTACTTAAAATACAATTTACAATATTAATGCAATTTATTAATTTTATAACTTATGATATAATGTATTATCAAATGTTAAAGTGGGATAGTATGTTTAGAGACGACGAATAATGCCAGCAAAAGATAAAGAACCTGTAGTTATAGGACATAACGAAGAAACTTTTGAATTCTTTACTAAGTTAGCAAAAGAACACAAAGCTAAAGTATTAATACAAAATGAACTAATGAAGAATGTAAATATTAATAAAATAGATATAACAGAACTTCATGAGATTATAAAAAAAGCACATAATTAGATTTATGAATAAAACATGTTTGCATATTGAAGATAGACAATTAACTATATTTGATGATCTTTATTCAGCAGCAGATAGAGAAAGACTTTACTCTTTTTGTTCAACTAGACACTTCACTACAGATGGAAGCGATACAGCAAGATTAGAATATAAAGGCGATTTTAATTTATACTGTAATCTACTCGCAGGCAATCAATTACAACAATCAAATTTTCTTAACTTAGAAGGAACAAAACAAATACTTTCTATGTTAGATGGATATGAGATTATTCAAGCAAGAGTTAATCTAAGTACACTTCACGATCGTAATCGTTTTCATTGTGATGCTGCAGGTTCAAATGATGTAAGAACTATATTATACTATCCTAATATGACATGGAATATTGAATGGGGTGGCTACACTATGTTCACAAATCAAAATATGAGTAAATTAGAATATTGTTCTTTTTATATTCCTGGAAGAGCAATACTTTTTGATGGAACAATACCACATTGTATCTCATCGCCAAGTCCATCAGCTCCAACTTACAGATTCAGTTTCGTAATTCAATACTACAAATAATAAACTATGACACAAGAACTATATAACGACATACGAGTTGATTATACTCGTGACACTTTATTTGATGAAGCAGGGTTAAAACGTATGAAAGAATCTTATATGAAAGATGATGAAACATCTCCACAACAAAGATTTGCTTTTGTAAGTAAAACGTTTTCTTCAAATAAAGAACACGCTCAAAGACTTTATGATTATTCATCTAAACATTGGCTATCTTATTCTACTCCTATTCTTTCATTTGGAAGAAGTAAAAAAGGTTTGCCAATTTCTTGTTTTTTAAATTACATAGAAGATACAGCTGAAGGATTAGTTAAAAATCTTTCAGAAACTAACTGGTTATCTATGGTTGGTGGTGGAGTTGGTATAGGATTTGGTATAAGATCAGCTGATGATAAATCAACAGGTGTGCTACCACATTTAAAAATATATGATGCAGCAACACTTGCATATAGACAAGGACGAACAAGAAGAGGGTCTTATGCTGCTTATCTTGATATATCTCATCCTGATATAATTGAATTTTTAGAAATAAGAAAGCCAACAGGCGATCAAAATGTTCGTTGCTTAAATATGCATCATGGTATTAATATACCAAATGAGTTTATGGAACTTATTGAAAAATGTATGTTAGATATAGAAGCTGATGATAAATGGGCTTTACGTGATCCACATACACAAGAAGTTAAATCTTATATAAGTGCAAGAGAATTATGGCAACGTGTATTAGAAATGCGTATGATGACAGGAGAACCATATCTTCATTTTATTGACACATCAAATGAGCATCTTCCAGCATTCTTAAAATCAAAAAATTTAAAAATTCATCAATCAAATCTTTGTTCTGAAATTATACTTCCAACTAGCGTCGAAAGAACTGCTGTGTGTTGTTTATCTTCAGTTAATTTAGAATATTTTGATGAATGGAAGAAAGACGATCAATTTTTAGCAGATATAGCAGAGATGTTAGATAATGTTCTTACATATTTTATATCTCATGCTCCGAATGCTATATCAAGAGCAAAGTACTCAGCTGAAAGAGAAAGAAGTATCGGAGTTGGTGCACTCGGTTTTCATGCTTACCTACAAAGCAAAAATATTCCATGGGAGTCTGCAATGGCAGTATCTGCTAACACTCGAATGTTTATGCATATAAGATCTCAATTAGATAAAGCGAACATTAAACTTGGAAAAGAAAGAGGTGAAGCACCAGATGCAGTTGGCACAGGACAGAGATTTTCTCATGTAATGGCTATTGCACCAAATGCTTCATCTTCTATCATAATGGGAAATACTTCACCATCAATTGAACCATTTAGAGCAAATGTTTATAGACAAGATACTCTTTCTGGAGCGTCTATAAATAAAAATAAACACTTAGATAAGTTAATTAAAAAATATGTTGAGAAAAATGATAAACTTGATTATAATGAAATTTGGTCTAGTATTATAATGAATGATGGTTCAGTTCAACATTTAGAGTTTTTAAAAGAAAATGAAAAAGACACTTTTAAAACAGCTATGGAAATAGATCAACGTTGGGTTATAGAACATGCAGCAATACGTCAAGAATTTATAGACCAAGCACAATCAGTTAATTTATTTTTTAGACCAGACACGGATATTAAATATTTACATGCTTGTCACTTTATGGCTTGGAAAAAAGGTTTAAAAACTTTATACTATTGTCGTAGTGAAAAGATTGGTAAAGCTGACAAAGTTGCAAAGAAAATTGAACGAAGAATTATCGAAGAGATTAAGATAAAAGATTTAACAAAAGAGGATACATGTTTAGCTTGCGAGGGTTAAAAATATGGAGTACTTTAATACTCTTGATGTTATTAACATCATGTATTCCTGCAGGAATAATTGCAGTTAAAAAACTATTACCATCTTCATATGATGATAATGAAATGTTAATGATTTCAAATTTAAGATATGATGTAAGACAAGTGCAATGTACTGGTGATAAATCACAAGAAACTATATTAAAAATTTGGGAAGGAAAAGAAAAACTATATTATTACTCATCAGCAAAAGAAAATGAAGATGTTTTAAAAATGGTAAGACCATTATCTGAAAGCATGAGAGGTCTTTACGAATCTTCTAAATCTGGCAATATGAAAGAACTTTACTGTATCGAAAAAGTAATTAATTTAACAAAACAAGTGGATATTATAGCGAATGCACTTGCAGCGAGGAACAAATAATGACTATAAATGAAGCACTACAGGAAATGCAATTACTAACAACTAGTGAAAATGCATGGTTAAGAGAAAAAGCAAATAAAGTATTAAGATATAATCATCAACATGAAACAGGACAACTATCAACAGCTGAATATACAGATCTATTAAACGATTTGGCTCGTATCGAAGAAATACAAGAAGAAGCAGATGCGATGAAATATAAAGCAGCAATTGAGAAAATAATTACGACTACATTTTCATTACTTAGTTAATATTATGTTTGTATTTAAAAATATAGATAATTGGTTCACTGACGAAGAACGTTTAAATATAAGAAATAAAGTTGAAGATTTAAAATCTGATTGGAAACATATAAAAGATTTTCCTTTAGCAAAATCTGCTAAACTTTTAGCAGCACAAGATCCTGAACTTTATAAGTCAGCTGAAAATCAATATTTTTTAGGTGATGCTACATACGTATTAGAAAATCTAGAACAAAGAAATAAAATTTTATCAGAAAATTTAAATGTTTCATTTTTTGATTTGTATGGAAAAATAATTAGTACAATTAAAGATATAACAGGATTGCCTACTTCTTATTTGTCTGATTATCCACGTCCTGGATTTCATATATTTCGAGGTAAGCAAACACCACATCCTTTTGAATATCATATAGATACTACAATATGCAGATATGATACTAATTATAAACCAGAACAATGTTATTCTTTTTTATCTTTAATTGAATCACCAAACAGTGATCCTGCTGGTTTAGAGTATAAAGATACAAATGATTTTGATGCGTTAAAAGATTATCCTGAAAAAGTAAAACTATATAAATTAAATACTTTTTATTATTGGAAAGGTGATTATTTTCATAGGATGAAAAAGTTTGGTATGAATGAAGGAGAAAGTAGAATTACTTTACAAGGTCATTACGTACTTAAAGATAACAGAGCATATATTTACTGGTAAAATTATGAAACGTTTTTCTTTTGCTGAAATACAAAATTTCTTTTCAGAGGGTGAACGAAACCAAATAGCAAGAAAAGTTTTAGAATTAAAACCACATTGGAAAAAATTACACGACTATAATGTATATAAAAATAGTCTTGATATGAAATCTGATTATTCTAAAAACCAATACTTACTTGGCGATAGTATATATCCACTTAAACCTAAAGATACAAGTGAGATAAATAAAGAAGTTCAAGGAATACTTTTAAAAGAGTTTAAAGATTTAATATATAAAAAATTAATTGATAATGTTGGTAAGTGGTTTGAAGTATTCAATTATAAAGAAACCGAATTTTATCCAAATTTACCAATTCCTGGATTTCATATATTTGATGGAAAACAAACTGCTCAGGCATTTGGATGGCATACTGATACGACGCTTTGCTTATGGGAAGATAATATA